GGTCATTTGGATACGGGACACTTCTAGTTGAGTTCACCTCTACCCTATCGCAGTTATACGACCTTCCGTTTGTGATGTTGGACAATGGTTTATTGCCTACCTTCAGCGCAATGTTCAGTTCCGAAAGACTCAAGGGTTCTGCCTTCGGGATAGACACCGAGAAGATCAGCCAGGAGTTCGCGGGGGATGATAAGTTCTTAGAGAAGGTTGTTCGCCTAGGTCTTCGTTCTACTGGCTTCACCAAGCTGGACCAGATCATGAAGGAGACCAACCTAACGGCTAACTATAGACGTTTCCGCAGGTTAGCTAACCTTTACTACAAGGACAGGAACGACTCAAGGATTAAAACATTCACTGCCGAAATGACCGCGCTTGGCTACAGCCGAGCAGAGCAGGATCAATTGATAGCTGACCTAAAGGGAGACAAGAAGGATTCGGCCCTTGTCCGTAGCCTACTGTTCAACAAGCTGTCAGAGACACAGCCCCTAAGCTCGGCTGAGATGGCTATGGGTATTGTGGGTAACCCGAACCTAAGACTCGCTGTAGCTATGAAGTCCTTCATGGTTAAACAAATGGTCTTCACCAAGGACAGAATGCTCAACGATATGTTCGGACCAGGAAGAACCAATGCACAGCGATTAAATGCGTCCAAGGATCTGGCCAAGCTACTGACCTTTATGCTCCTAATTGGTATCCCTGTTGATGCACTCAAGGACTTCCTGGCTGGCCGCGTAGGGTATCTTGATGACTACCTGTTTGACGGCACGTTCCGTGTTGCTGGTGTCAGCAGATATACTGGATACAAGATTCGTTCCGAAGGTATTGGCCGTGCGCTGTTTGATTACGCAACTCCAGTAGCCTTCCAACAAGCTATGGATGCGTCAGGCGAACTTCAAAAGGTTATGAGTGGCGAAAGAGCGTTTACTCAAAGTAAGTTCGTTGCATACGCGCCTTACTCCGACGTAATCAATCGTATGTTCGGATTCCAGAAGGAGCGAGAAAGAAGGACAATCAAGCGTAAAGCAGCCGAAGGAGAGTCTCCACTGTTCATCCCGCCTGGCGCCCTGTAAAAGAAATCAAAAGCCCTTGTAGCGCATTCTAGCGCCGAATCCTTGTGCGAGGACGGGGTAAAATAAGAAGCCTCACCCCCCAATCAAAAAGGGTGAGGCTAGGCGACAAGTCGGGATTGAAACAGGAGGTCATGAAAATCCCCCCGCCCTGGATTACTCCGAGGGCTTACCCAATCTTGTCTTAAATTTTCTTTTCCATTTAGTATAAGTAGATGGAGCTACGTTACATAGTTCGGAGGCGAGCTTGTATGAATACCCTTCCTCTCTAAGTTTGTCAATATCTAGAATCGTCTGCATCTGCTCATCCTCGGTCAATTTTACTGGGGACCCGTTGTCCCTTTTGGGTATAACGTATTCCGCCGTCCCGAACTCTTCCTCAAGTTCTTCGATACGCTTCATCTCTTCGGCTATCCTATCATAGGCCCAATCCACGAATCTCTTTTGAGATTTCCTGTCATTAGAAAATATATCTTTATTGTGTTCCATCGTTAGGCAAACCTTCCTATGCAGTGATAAAATTTAAAGAGTCCACCTACGTCCCTCTGCCCTTCTCGGTTCTTAGCTACGTTGTATGTTAACTCTGTGTATGGGCCGTGACTGTCATGACCCTTGGAGGATTCAAAGTCCCCCCTGGATGGATACATCAGCAGGACTACGTCCGCATCATTCTCAATATCGCCTGAGTCCTTGAGGTCATAGAGTCTAATCCTTTCACTCTTGGCTCCCTCTCGGTTGACCTGTGCCAGCAGGATTACAGATATGTTGAGATCCAAAGCCATCTGCTTTATCTTATGAGAGATGTCGGCTATGCCTTCGCACTTACCCATCTTCTTACTATCGAAAGGTATAAGTTGCAGGTAGTCAATGACTACTAACTTTACGCCCTTCTTTCGAACCAGGTGACGGACCTGACTTGTTAGGTCATCAGCGTTTCTAACGCTATGAGATGTGTAAAGGGGAAGCTCTGAGGACTCCCTGGTTACCGCCTTGAATCGCTCCTCTTGTTCGGGGCTTGCGACTCCATCCTGAATGTTCCTTACATTAATGCCAGAGACGGTCTGTATCATGCGCTTCATTAACTGCTTCCTCGGCATCTCAAATGAGAAGTAAGCTGTGGCTACATCGTCCTGCATCATGGCCTTGGTTGCTATGAACAAAGCTAGTGCGGATTTACCGCAGGACGTAGGGGCCGCAAGTGTAAGCACCTCCCCTGCCGCTATGCCGTTGTTACCTAAGTATCCATCAAGCCCCTTGATGTTGGTCTTGACCACATCAGGATTGAAGGTGCCGTCCTGCATCTTCTGGATGTCCTCAAGGATCTCTTCGGCGGAGTCCGTTACGGAGAACGTGTCATTGCCTAGAGTATCTACCTTGAGTATATCGTTTTCTAGACACGCCCTGATGGACTGTGACTCGGCTGATTCGGACTCAGCTTGTTCGACGGCTAGTCGGCACCCGCGAATGAGTGACCTTAGTTTACTCTTCTCGGCTATCAGCTTGGCACAATACTGGGCCTGTAGGGGGGTCTCAGCGGCCTCCATGACGGAAAAGATACCTGCCATACCCCCGACCTCGTCAAGGCCCTTAGAGGCTTTTAGATTCTCTTGTAGAGATATCGCGTCCAAGGGCTTTCCCTTCTCAACGAGGGATGCAATGGCTGTAA